TATAATATAACCTTTCTTGTAATGGAGAAAATAAGGTTGTCCTGTGAGGCAACCTTTTCTCTTTCCGAAATACCATTTCACTATGATATAGTTAAAGAACTATGATTGAAGACTACATCTTTGCAAACAAAAACAGATTTAAAATTACAGGAGAAACAGAAGAGCATTATCTTGTAGAGTTTTATAAAGAAAATCAAATTGTAGATGAATTCTATATTCCAAAACAAGACAATCCAGACATGATTAGGAATGCTTTATTGTTTTGGTACTCAAATAGATTTTTAATCAACATCTCTTCAAATACCACTTTGAAAGAGAAGAAGAGCTAAAGTTAAATTGTCGGCATCCACACCGACCTCCTCCCATCATCGGCTCTCTTCGGAGAGCTGTATCTAAAACAAGTACCTGTTAAAATATTTTTATGACGTACAGACCACTTCCTGAAGGATTAACTATTCAGAAATCAGAAATAGATAACTTAGGGTTATTTGCAACAGTTAGTATTGATAAAGGCGTTAACGCTGGCATAACTCATATAACAGACTCAATAACAAAAAAACTTTACAGAACACCACTTGGTGGATTTATTAATCATAGTGAAGAACCTAATGCAAAGATTGTAGAAGTCCAACGAGTAAGGTATTTATATTTTTTAAAAGACATTGAACCTGGTGAAGAAGTAACAGTTAAGTATACAATGTATAATCCGGTGAAAGTTCAAGATGACTAGAGTTGAGTGGGAACCCGAAAAAGAAACTTACAAAGAATTTAAACAAAGACGAAGTAAATCTCATGGTGTTTCTGGTATGGGGCAAAAGAAACGAGAAGGTACGGGAAAAATAAATAAATCTGCTCTTAGGGATAAAGCTTTAAAAAGAGCAAACTATAAGTGCGAATGGCCAGAATGCAATACAACACAGTGGCTAGAGATGGCACACATTGTTGGAATAGGTATGGGTGGAATGAATAGAGACATATCTAACAATGAGGGTAACGTAGCTATATTTTGTAAGTTCCATCACGATATTTTTGATGGTAAAACAATAACTGGAGCAAAAAGAGAGTACACTAAGTTTGTAAGAGCTCATTTAGGGAGATATGTTTAATGCCAAGATACGACTACAAGTGTTTATCTTGTGAAACTCATTACGAGATTACTCATAAGATAACTGAAGAACCAGAAATATTGTGTCCAAAAGACAATGTAGTATGCAAAAGACAAATCTCTTCCAATGTAATGTTTGAAACACCAATGGATGCTGACTTTGTACAAGACCCATCCACATTAAGTGAAAAATCATTTGCACAGGTTGAAAGAGCTAGAAAACAAAAATACAGATGGTAGGAGAATATGGAATATAAATATATTACAGAAGAAGATAAGTTGTCAATCTTAGAAAATCAACTTAAACAATTAGAAGGTAATCATTTTAGCCTTACTTTAGTTGAGCCCTCTCAATTACAATCTCCAGATGAACATTTAGTTTGGAAACAACAAATTACAGCAATTGAGAAGTCCATAGAAAAAATGAGAAGATTCCAATCAAAAGAAAAGAATGGCTAAATATGCACCAAAACTTCCAGGATTACATATTGCGCAACAAACTGTTGCAGACTCTGATGCAAGGTGGAAAATTCTTTGTGCTGGTAGGAGGTTTGGTAAAACTAGACTTGGTGTACAACTTTGCATCCAAACAGCATTGGCTGGTGGTAGAGCTTGGTGGGTTGCTCCTACTTATAGTATTGCTAGGGTTGGCTGGAGAGCTTTAGAAAATGCCGCTTTATCTTTTCCTAAAGAAATTGAACCTAAAATCTCTATTGCTAACATGGAAGTCAATTTTCCTAATGGTGGTTTTATTGCTTGTAAGTCTGCTGACAATCCGCAAAGACTAAGAGGAGAAGGTTTAGATTTTATTGTCATAGACGAAGCAGCTTTCGTTAAAGAAGAAGTTTGGCATGAAGTATTGAGACCTACACTTACTGAAAGAAAAGGTGGTGCTTTATTTATATCAACCCCTCTTGGTGTAGGAAATTGGTTTTATGATTTGTGGGAGAGAGCCGATGGTAGAGAAGATTGGGAAAGATTTAAGTTTACAACGGTCGATAATCCAGCAATAGACCCTGAAGAAGTCGAAGCAGCAAGAACTGAAGTAGGCTCTATAGTTTTTGCTCAAGAGTACATGGCTGAATTTATTGAAGCTGGTCAAGGTTTATTTAAACAAGACTGGTTCTCTTACTTTGACCAGATGGATGATGGATTTTATATTGGTGGTGGTGGACAGTTTAACCCAACAATGCTTACTCATTTTGGAACTATGGATGTTGCAGTTACTACTGAAGAAAGAAGTGATTACACTGTAATCGTTAGCTGTGCAATGACACCTGAAGGTAAAATATTTATTGAAGATATATTTAGAGATAAAATTGAATCTCCTGACATAATTCCAACAGCTAAAAGATTTGCTAGTAAATATAACTGGTCTTACATTTGCATTGAGAATCAGGGTTTGTCAAAACCTTTTATTCAGGAAGCTAGTAGGAGCGGTTTAAGGGTAAAAGAAATCAGAGCTGAAAAAGATAAAATAACCAAAAGTTTACCACTATCAGCTAGGATGGAGTCAGGTGACATCCTTTTTAAGAAGGGTGCATTCTGGTTGGCGGATTTAGAGAGAGAACTGCTAACCTTCCCTGTCGGAAAAAATGATGACATGGTAGACGCTCTGGGATTAGCAGCTAGTACACTCTCAGCTAAAAGAGAATGGACAGCGTATTAGAGTACTGGGTAAATGGAAGAAAAAAGTAGATTTCAAAAAGCTTTAGATATCTTTAGACCTTCTCAAAGAGGGAATGAAGAGAAAATACAATCGAATTATAATCAGTTATACGGAAACGATGCTTCCATTTTTGGTTATAACACATCATCAGGATTTATAGAATCCAGTAAATTAAAAGAAATAGGAGATGGTTCAGGCAACTCTGCAGTAATTGCTTGTTTGAATGTTTTATCAACTTCTTTTTCAGAACCCGCACTACAAATTGTAAAAAGAGACCAAATTTTTGGCGATAGAGAAATACAATATAATCATCCATTAGCAGAGCTTTATCATAGACCTAATCCTTTTATGTCTCAAAACTTACTTTCTCACTATATAATTATGGCACTCAATACTCTTGGTGATGCTTACTTATACAAAAATCGTAATAAACGAGGACAAGTTGTAGAACTAGTACCTTTAATGCCTCATATGGTAGAAGTAAGAGGAGATGAACAAACACTAATTACTCATTATGAATATTACGCTTACGGTAAAGGTGATTTTGTAAAAATACCATTTGAAGATATGGTACATATCCGACAAGGAATAGACCCAAATGACCACAGAAGAGGACACGCTCCGCTTAAAACAGTATTAAGAGAAATTTTAGGAGACGAAGCTGCAGGACAATTTACTTTTTCTTTATTAGATAATATGGCAGTTCCTGGTGTAGTACTTACTCCAAGGTCAGATGGCTATGGAGGTCCTACAAGAGAGGAAGCAGAATCAATATCTGCAATGTATAAAGAAAAGTTTGGTGGAGCCAACAGAGGTGCTCCAATGGTTTTATCAGGTTCAATGAACGTAGAGGTAGTTTCTTTTTCACCTGAACAAATGAGACTAGCTTCCTTAAGAAGAATACCGGAAGAAAGAGTGTCTGCAGTTTTAGGTGTCCCAGCTATTCTCGCCGGTCTCGGAGCTGGATTGGATTCGGCCACTTTTAACAATACAAAAGAACTTAAAGAATTTTTTACAGAACAAAAATTAATACCTATGTGGAAAACAGTAGCTGCTGAATTAACACATCAATTACTAATTCCTGATTTTGGTGATAAAGGTTTGATTTGTGATTACGACGTACAATCTGTTAGAGCACTACAACCTGATGTAGACAATCTTTACAAAAGAGTAAACATGGGTGTATCTGGTGGTTGGATAACTATTGGTGAAGCTAGAAAAGTTGTAGGACTAGAAGTAGATAAAAATCAC